TAAGTTCATCACTAGCGAAGTCCTCGCTAATATCATCCAGTCTTTTGCGGATATGTGGCCTGAGATTGAAGACACTATTGAGAGCTTGGGAAACCTTGTTCTTGCTTTGAGTCCACTACTTGAAGGCACCCTGGGCACGATTCTGCCGATGATTCAGGACATGGCGAGCATCATGGCTGATATTGGTTTCTTTGTCGATGAGGCTGTGGGTGCTTTGGGCGGGTGGGAGTCAGATTCTCCTAGCTTCATTAGGATGCTGGAATTGCAACTGAACCCGATGCTTAGACTTGCTGAGGCGTTGAAACAGCTTGCTGCTTTGTTTGATAGGGCGCGGGATGCGTACAACCGTTTTCTGGGTGCCGGTGGCGGTGGGTTGGATGATTCTCTGGTGAACTCTGGTGCTAAGGCTCCGCGTAGGGCTGGGGGTGGGCCTGTCGCTGGCGGGTCTAGTTACCTCGTGGGTGAGATGGGGCCGGAGTTGTTCACGCCTGCTGCTGGCGGTGGGAGGATCACACCTAATAATTCTTTGGGTGGCGCAACCTATAACATTACGGTGAATGCTGGGATGGGTTCGGGGAGTGGGGCGCAGATTGGGGAACAGATTGTGAACGCAATCCGTCGATACGAGCGCAGTAGTGGCCCTGTGTTTGCGAGCGCGTAATGGCTACGGTTGTTGAGCTTGGAGCTGTGGAGGGGTTCATCCTTGATGACCCTGTGGCGGGTGTCCTCGACAACACGATATACACGCTGGGTGGGACTGTGTTCAAGGACATTACCTCCAGGGTTATCAGTATTGGTTCTAGCAGGGGTAAGAATCGTGACCTGGATAGGTTCAGTGCCGGTTCCCTGAACATTTCTGCGAGCAATGAGGATCGCGCTTTTGACCCCCTCTATTCTGCGTCCCCTTACTACGGGGCGATTGTTCCAAGGCGTGAACTGCGGGTGACAGTGGATGGGGTGCGCGTTATCACCACCACCATTGATGACTGGAACTATAGTTATTCGCCTGATGGGAGTTCCCGGGCTGAGATTGTTGCTACTGATGATTTCACTTTGTTGGCCCGTCAGGTTTTGACTGCGGGGACTGCTACCCCTGAATTGTCTGGGGCGCGGGTGTCAGCGGTGCTGGATATGTTGAGTGTGGCGTGGCCTGAGGGTAGGCGCAGCATTGATACGGGTGAAAGCACTTTGGGTGCTGATGTGTTCGATGGGAACGCCCTCCAATACTTGCAGAAGGTGTCCGATAGTGAGCAGGGGTTGCTCTTTATTGCTAAGAATGGTGACCTGGTTTTCCGTGACAGGTTAGATGCTACCCCTACGACTGCTGCGCTCACAGATTTCACTGATGATGGGACAGGAATCCCTTTCACTTTGACGGCAGTGAACTATGGTTCTGAGCTGTTGTACAACCAGGCTGTTGTGACCTCGGGTGAGTTGTCTGCACAGGCAGGGAATGACCGTTCTCAGATTGCTTACGGTGTGACCTCTGTGGAGTTGGACACTCTGGTTTCTACTGAGGCACAGTTGCAGAACTTGGCAGATTTTCTTGTGCAGAAGTATGGTGACCCGGAGTACCGTTTTGAAACTATCAGTGTGAACTTGGACACTGTGGGTGGCGGTAATAAGGCTACCTGCTTGGGGTTGGAGATTGGTGATGTGGTTTCCATCACTTTCACCCCTAATGGTATTGGTGATCCGATTGAGCAGTATGGGCAGATTATTCGTATCAGTCATGAGCTGGAACCTTCACGGCATGACATGTTCATTAGCGTGGCTTCGCTAGACTGGACTTTCTTGGTATTGGATGATGCTGTGTTTGGTAAACTTGACAGTAATAACGCTTTGGCTTTCTAGGGAGAACAATGGCTGGCGCTGGGTATCGCACTTTTAGTGCAGGCGAGGTTTTGACTGCAGCTAATGTGCAGACTTATTTGATGGATCAGGCTATCCCTGTGTTTGCTAGTTCTACGGCGAGGGATGCTGCAATCACTTCCCCCGCGGAAGGCCAGTTTGCTTTCCTGAAGGACACGGACGCGTTTCAGGTTTACACTGGGAGTGCGTGGATCGCTGCGGGCGGGGCTAGCGTAGGTTTCGAAACTAACTTTCTACTCATGGGAGCATAATAATGGCAACATCATACAAATCACTCGGGCAACTTGACCTGACTACTACTTCGCTGACTACTCTTTACACCTGCCCTGCCTCGACTGAGACGGTTATCAGCACGGTTATCATTGCTAACCGGACTGCGAGTGCTACGACTTTCCGTTTGGCTATCCGTGTGGATGGGGATGCGATTTCGAATCAGCATTATATTGCTTATGATGTGCCGGTGGCCGCGAATGATTCGACCACACTTACTTTGGGTATCACTTTGAAGGCTACTGATGTGGTGACGGTTTCGGCGGGTACTGCTGACCGGTTGAGCATCAATGCGTTCGGTGCCGAAGTAACCGTCTAGGGGGGTTGTTGTGGCTGTAACAAGTATGGGCAGGTCGAGTCTCAGCAATTTTGCTCGCGCTAACATAATGTCTGGGCCTTTCCCTTTGCGTTACCCTGTAAATTTTGTTCTGATTGCTGGCGGTGGCGGTGGAGCTGTCGGGACCTCGTACCGCGGCGGCGGTGGTGGTGCTGGCGGTTATCTTTCTAGTGTTGCGGGTGAAAACTCTGGTGGGGGTAGGTCTGCACAGATGCCCACAGTTTATTTGCCTGGTACTTACATAATCACGGTAGGCGCAGGCGGGGCGGGGGGACCATCCAGCGGCACTAATGGTTCGGGTAGTTTTTTTGGCCCCGTATCAGCTTCCGGTGGTGGCGGTGGTGGTGCTGGCAGCGTTGGCGGGTCGGCTCCAGGGCTCGCTGGTGGTAGTGGTGGTGGCGGTGGTGCCCGCGAGGGCGGGGCAGTAGCTTCTGGCGGGGCGGCTCTCGGCGGTCAAGGGTTTGCGGGTGGCGCGGGAACCAATAATGGTTCAGGGCAGGCGGGTAGTGGTGGCGGCGCTGGTGCGGCAGGCTCGACTGGTACTTCTGCGGCTGGCGGGGCTGGCGTTGCTTCTTCCATAACAGGGTCATCAGTTACGCGAGCTCTTGGCGGAACTGTGGGTAGTGGGAGCGCTGGCGGGGTCAATACGGGGACAGGGGGGGCCGGTGGTAATAGCACTAACGGGTTCGCTGGCGGTTCTGGTGTCATCATATTATCTATACCTACGTCAATTGCGTCTGTCACTTTTAGTGGCGGGGTGACGCAAACTTCTAGCGTTGTTGGTGTAAACCGTGTTTACATTGTGACGGCTACTTCTACTACTTCAGAAACGGTGACATTGGCATGAGCCACTTTGCGAAACTTGACGACAACAACCTGGTCACTTTTGTAACTGCGGGCAGGCAGGAAGACGACGGGCTTGAAGAAGAACTGAACGCCCGCACTGGTGACGTGTATCGGCAAACTTCGTACAACAGTTACGGCGGGGTTCACTACACCGATGGGGAGCCAAGCGAAGACCAGTCGAAGGCACTCCGCTACAACTATGCGGGCATCGGGTATTCGTACGATGAAAATCGCGATGCTTTCATCCCGCCACAACCATACGCTTCGTGGGTACTCGATGAGGCTACCTGCCTATGGGTGGCACCTATCGCCTACCCTGCTGAGGGTGTGCACACTTGGGATGAAGAAGCTGGTGACTGGGTAGAGGTCACAGATGAAACTCTCTAACCTCGGGACAGGCAGAAAAGACCGGCACCTAAACCTCGGCTTCGGCAGGATCCACTACATCCACTACCATCCTCAGGTGGGCGGTACAAGACAGTGGGGTGTTTTGCTCCAGAGGTTTGGGCACTTTACGGTTGATGTGTTTTGGGGGCGGCACGTTTTTGTCTTCAACTTTCACGGGAGGAGCAACTAGTGAAACTTCATAACCCCTGGCCTACAGGTCGTAGCATCAACAAGAACAGCCCTTATGGGTGGAGGGTTCACCCGATAACGGGTAAGCGGGCTTTTCATCAGGGCGTGGATGTTGCCGGTTCCTTCCCTGTCACGGTTGCCGGTGACGGTGTTGTCCGTCACATCGGGTACTCCGCTAACGGTGGCGGGCATGTTGTGGGTGTCGATCATGGGAGTGTTTGGACTTTCTACTATCACGGGGCGCGGGCCACAGGTTTGAGGTTGGGGCAACGGGTGGATGCTGGGGCGCTGATATATCAGTCCGGTTCGACTGGTGCAAGCACGGGCGCTCACCTTCATTTTGAGGTGCGTAAATCTTCGCGGTGGGGGAATACTGTAGACCCTGTGCCTTATCTCGCTGGTGGCGCTCCTGTGGCTTCTAATCAGGTGTCTGGGCGGTTGGATAAGGGCACCTGGACACAATGGCAGACCGCGCTCACCCAGGGCGGGTGGAAGCCTGGGCGGATTGACGGAAAACCTGGGCGCATGACCTACGCTGCTATTCAACGGTGGGCTGGTGTGAAGGATGACGGCATTCTTGGCCCTGGAATTCGAAGAGCTGTTCAGGAGAAGCTAGGTGTGACCGCTGACGGTGTGTGGGGAAAGCTGACAATTAGTGAGCTTCAACGGCAACTCAATGAAGGCAAAATCTGATGGCTGAAGAACACGACACACAGACCGTTCGCGTATCCATGCGCGATATTTGGGTGGAGGTTCAGCGACAAGGGAAACTGCTAGACAAGATTGCGAACGCCCTCCCAGACAGTGACGCAAAAATTGATGACCACGAGGTTCGGATCCGCAAACTTGAGATGAGGATGTGGCAAGCCATCGGAGGTTTCGGTTTCCTGGCAGCCATAGTGTCCCCCCTGATTGCGGTGATGACCAGGTGAAACCTTCCTGGGCTATTCGCAGGCGCTACATTTTCGCAGGCTTCGGGCTTGGAATCATCATGCTCATTGCTTCCATCATTTCTGTGTGGCAGGACAAAGTGGGTGCAGGTGATTTAGTTACGGGCGGTGTTGCCCTGGTAACCTTGATACTCACCTCCTATGTGTTCGGTGCTGTGTGGGAGGACAAATCGTTTCATGGAAAAGAGGAGAACCCTGATGGATAAATTGAAAGCTTATTGGGCTTACGCTGGGGAGCGTGCGATCAAGACTGTGGCTCAGGTTGCTATTGCAACAATTTCTGTGGGAGCTGTGGGCCTGTTTGATGTGGATTGGGCAAATGTGGGTAGTGTGGCCGCGCTTGCCGGTGTCATGTCCCTGCTGACATCCGTGTTGCAGTATGACAAGGCTGGGAAGTAATGGCACACCTGGACGCTGTCGAGCGTGTGGCAGATTATGACGTGCCGGTAGATCCGATGGATTTACTGCAGTGCGATTCCTGCCAGTAGTTACTGACCAAGCCAGGCGTACACTGTACGCCTTGTAACGCCCGCTTTTTTAGCGAGCGCCTTGATGTTCGCACTGTCCTCATATTCGGTCTGTACACGGCTCCTGAGGGCTGTGGTGACCTTTTCTAGGCGTTCCAATTGCCACTCTCGAAGGTCTGCGAGTTGTTGCAGGCTCATGGAGTCTAGATCGTAGTTTCCTGGGTTCATCATGGGCACTACTATACACGCCGGTGGGGTTGGTTGTTGCACATTTTGTGCATAGGGGTGTACAGTCTGGGTATCGCCTAACGAAAGGGAAAATCATGGGTGTTTATAAACAGATTGATGCAGTAATGCAGGAGGCTATTCAGGATCCTGCTTTGAGGGACACGGTGCGCTGGTACGCGGCTCACATTGACCAGTTGTCACCTGAGCTGATGAGGGCGATTCTCACGGATGAGGATTTCTTTCAGAAGGCCTTGACAGTGTGGGACAATGAACGGTTTGGGCCTAAGCCTGCCTCGGAGCATGTTGCTTTGCAGGTGTCCCAGGTGTTGAGGCGTGACCTCCGCAAGCAGAAGCGTTCCTCACAGTATCTGACGGGGTGGTTGCTCATTGCTATCGCGTTAGTGAGTGCTGCACTTGTGGCAAGTGTTGCACTCCTGATTGGGGCGATCTGATGGGCTGGGTGTTGATGGTGGTGGGTGCAGGCTTTCTGTTCGCGCCAGGGATGATTGACCCGCTGGCACCTATCAATGGTGCCTCGCTTATTGGCTTGGGTTTGGTTGCCTGGGCTTCGATCAAACTACTGAAAGGGAATGACTAATGGAAATCACATTGGATGAGATAACACCTGAGCTGATGGAAGAACTGTCTGCTGAGGTTGAGGAACAGAAACTTTCTGCGCTGACACAGTATGAGGTGCGGTCTTTGGGTGATGAGCTTGATGTTGCTGTCACTTATGCTTCACAGGTGTTGGCCCGCTGCCAGTTGCGGGCGATCCGTTTGGACAACCTTGGGGTGGAAGTGCCTGAGATTGCGAACATGTTTGATATGCCGGTGAGGACTGTGAGAAAGTGGTTGCGGTCACCGGTGAGGGTTGAGCTGGAAGGGGTGCAAGCATGATGGATTTGAAGTCTGATGGGCGTGATGTGAATGTGCGGTTGCGGGATGATGTGTGGGGTATGGAGGAGCCTGGCACTTTGTCTTTGACTCGGACTCAGGCTCACGCGCTGCGGTTACATTTGAACGCTTGGGCGATTGCCACACAGTTTGAGGACATTGAGGAAGATGGCTAACGCTCGGACGGGAGAGTTCCAGCCCACACCCCATAACGCTCATCCGCTTCAGTAGCGTAGGCAAAACATTGTTCCTTGATAGGGCACTGGTTGCAGAGTTTGCGGGCCACCTTGATGGCATACTCCCTGGTTTGTTTGTCAGGGAAGTCCTCGGGGAAGAACACATCAGGGCAGTCCATGCAGGGCACACCACCTGCATGGTCTATTGCGTCACGCAGTTTGTGATGTGGGGACTGTCTGTGGTTGCTCATACAGTTATCGTAACGGAGGGGGAACAGTTTTGGAAACAATGACGGTGGAGGGGTTAGCTGACCTAATCCTTGAAGGGTGGAATTGCGCAATGTCTGACAGCGGGTATGTGTGGGACAAAGCTCACAGGGAAGTGACTGCAGCGGTTTCGGCCCTCGATGAGTTCACAGTAAATGCAGCCTATGAGGTTGCTAAAGAAAGGTGGGTGCGCGGTGATTACAGCTGAACGGTTCATAGCTAATAAACACTATTTCCCTCAGGGCTGGTTGTTGGCCCGCAGGGGTGGGGTGACGGCTACACAGGTTGCGAAGGCTGCAACACCTGCAGGTTTCAAGCAGGCGGTGGCAGAGTATGTGGATGACACACGGATCCCTGATAACCCTTACATGGCTTTCGGGAGGGATTATGAGCCTGTGATTGCGAGGACAGTCCACACAAAGTTTGGAATCCTGCCTAATGAGTGGCTTATCAGGAACGATAAGTTCCCTCACCACCTTGCTACCCCTGACGGGTTGTCACCGGATCACACCATGATTGCTGAGATAAAGACCACAGGGAAGGATTGGGCCGACGGTGTTATCCCTATCCAGTACCGCAGGCAGGTGCAATGGCAGTTGCATGTGACGGGTGCTGAAAGGTGTTTGTTTGCGTGGATGATGCGGATTGAAGTTGGAGGTGTGTTTGCTCCGGCATGGTTTGAGCCTGAGAGTTTGTGGATGGAACGGGATGAGGGCATGATTGAGCTATTGCGTGACACAGCTGAACAACTATGGGAAAGGGTTAGTGATGGACACGAAGGATAAGAACATTTGGAAGGTTGCCACTAAGTATGTGGAGGACTTGCATGGGAGTGAGCAGCCTGATGATTTGTGGCGTGATTATTGGGAGATTGAGGGGCGCATTTTGGCTCAGAAGGTTGGTAAGTGATGGCTAGGTTCAATCTAAGCATTATGATATTCTGGCCTTATGAAAAAACAATTTACGATTCAAGAGCTAATGGATAACACTGTAGAAACGAGGTCAGGTTGCAGGGAATGGATCAAGGCCCGCACTGCGTATGGATACGCTCAAAAGTGGGATGGCGAGAAAGTTTCTTATGTGCATCGTATCGTGTGTCAAATAATCAGTGGGCCTGTGGAAGGTCTTGATGTCATGCACCTATGCGATAACCCTCCCTGCATCAATCCAGAACACCTAAGGTGGGGGACTCGTAAAGAGAATGTAGCCGACATGATTATTAAGGGCCGCGCAAAGCATAAACCCAGTCGCGGAGAAAATCACGGGATGGCTAAATTGACACAAACACAGGTTAGGGAATTGCGCAAGGAACGAGCGAGCGGTGCTTTGCTGCGGGAACTTGCAGACAAATATCAGATAACGGTGGCTGGAACCCATCACATTGTTGCTGGAAAAACATGGAAGGAAGTTTGACATGGCTAGATTTGATTTGAGTCAGTATGAAACTGTTGAGGAGCGTAT